GGACAATATTTAAACAACTTAAACAACCAATTAACATTATGAGCAAGATTTATGGCGGTAATGCCAAAGTAATTACAACAAGATATGGCGATATGTGGAAAGTAAGCCAAAACCGAAGCGATTTAGAAAAGTTGTTAAAGTACATGAATGACAACGATACTGAATGGGTAAACCTAGATATTAAGGAAAAGCCGCAAAAGGTCGAAGGCAAGGCAACCCATTATTTGGAGGTTTACCAGCCAAAAGATAAAGAGGATTTTAAACCAGTAGTTGCAGACAAAAAAATCTTAAATCAATATGAGAAGGATATGAATAAATTTGATGATTCAATATTACCTTTTTGAAATTACCATTTTAATAACTATATTTAGTTATGGAAAAAAAATGTTTCAAATGCGATTTAATAAAGCCTTTATCTGAATTTTATAAGCATAAAGGAATGACTGATGGACACTTAAACAAGTGTAAGGAATGTGTGAAAAAATATGCATTGGATGACTGGATAAAAAAATCTAAAGATGAGGATTGGAATAATTCGGAAAGGCAAAGGCATAGAGAAAAGTTTCACAGATTAAATTATTTAGATAAACATAGGCCAAGTAGTGAAACGGTTAAAAAAGCAAGTAAAATGCATTATTTGAAGTATCCAGAAAAAATTAAGGCAAGACGTAAATGTCAAAGGATAATTTCTTTAAATGGCCACAATCATCACTGGAGTTATAATGAAGAACACGCTACTGATGTAATTGATTTATCGCCAAAAAATCATTTTAAAGCTCATAGGTTTATAATTTATGATCAAGAGAGAATGATGTACAGAACTATTAATGGTATTTTACTAGACACAAAAGAAAGACATGTTAATTACATTATGGAAAAAATTGAAAATGAGCCAGACTAATTTTAAGCCAAGTCAGGAGAATCTATTTAGCGCCGTTAACACGGTGCTAGGTATTTTCTTATTCATGCATTACAAGATGCCGTTTGGACTTTTGTTTATGGTTTCCGTTGCGTTATTTACGATTGCAATGGATCAAGTTTATAAGGCTTGTAAATGATTCAATTTAAGCTAAACGAAAAGCCATTAAGTATAAACGAAGCTTTCCAAGGTCGGCGCTTTAAAACGCCTATTTATAAGTCCTACGAGGAAACGATTTTACTAACAATGCCAAAAGGTAAGGTAGATGCAGACGAGATGTTGAGGATTGAGTTTTTCTTTGGATTTAGCAACAAGGCATCGGATCTAGATAACCCGGTAAAGCTCTTATTGGATATTGCTCAAAAAAAATATGGCTTTAACGATAAAAACGTATTTGAGTTAAACGTTCGCAAATGCATCGTAAAGAAAGGCGATGAGTTTATTCAGATGGGGATTTATAAGCTTTTGCCGTTTTAAACAAAAAGTCTGTTTTTGCTTGGATAATTATTTATAAATTATATTTGTGGAAACGAAACAGAAATGAGTTTAGAAGAGGGCAGACTAATTAGAAAAATCCGTAAAAATCTAGGAATAACCCAGGTAGATCTGGCTCAGAGAATTGGTTTAAGTCATCAGCCGATTAACCAGTTTGAGAATGGATTTGAATCGATAAGCGTTCACAATTTGAGGAAAATTTGTGACGCAATTGGATTGGAGATTGTAATTAAAGTAAAGTAATGGCTAAAGGATTTCCGATTACCAAACCAGATTACTCTCTGGAGATTAGATACAGATTACGAGATGGCCAATGGTCTCCGTGGAGTAATAAAGGTAAAGGCAAGTTTGAGAGCATTGAGATTGTACAAAGGCAGATTAGAACGCTTGCCGCTTCTTATCAACTCAGAGAGAAAGAGGTAAGATTTGAATGGAACGGAAAGCTTTGCGATTTTACCGGGCAAGTGACTAACAATGTAATTACATTAAAATAGGTTTTTAGTTTTGGGTTTTTGTTAACTGGTAAAGCCTTGCTCAAGTGGGCAAGGTTTTTTTTGTAAATTTGTACATATGGAAAAGAGCTTGCATTGGAAACTTGAGGATAAGAGAAAAGCATATAATCGCATTATTGAAGAAATTTGCGAGGGTAAAAGCTTGCGCTCAGTTATCGAATCAGATCCTAAGAACTTACCAGCGGTTAAAACTTTTTTGGATTGGGTTGCTGAAAATGAGGAATTGCGTAACCAATACGCGAAGGCAATGACAGTTAGAGCAGAGCTAAAGTTTGAAAGTATTGAGCAAGATTATTCAGAGCAACCACAAAGAGACCCAGATACCGGCAAGATTGATCCAGGTTGGGTAAGTTTACAAAGATTAAAGATTGATGCTAAAAAATGGGAATTGTCTAAGCTAATGCCAAAGAAATACGGAGATAAGCAAGAGACAACTCACATAATTGAGCAACCTATTTTTAACGGAATAGATCTTAATGTTTCAAAGGACAACGGCGCAAGCTAAAATAGCTAAATTACGCAAAAGGGTAAGAATAGTACAAGGAGGAACGTCTAGCTCTAAAACCTTTTCAATTATCCCATTGCTGATTACTCATGCAATGCAAAATCCTTATACAGAAATCTCAATTGTTTCGGAATCTATTCCGCATCTAAAAAGAGGTGCAGTTAAAGATTTTGTCAATATCATGGTAATGACTAGTAATTTCAGAGATTCTCAATTCAATAAATCTGATTTAAAATACAAGTTTTTAAACGGCTCATTTATTGAGTTTTTCTCCGCTGATCAACCTGATAAACTTAGAGGAGCAAGAAGGCACGTTTTATTTGTAAACGAGTGCAACAACATTGATTTTGAATCCTACAATCAATTAGCAATCCGTACAAGGGATTTTATTTATCTGGATTACAATCCTACTCAGGAATTTTGGGTGCATACAGAGCTAATAAAAGACTCAGATTCAGACTTTGTTATTTTGACTTACAAGGACAACGAAGCCTTAGATAAGGCAATTGTAAAAGAAATTGAGAAGGCTAAAGAAAAAGCTAAAACCTCAGCTTATTGGGAGAATTGGTGGAACGTCTACGGATTAGGTCAAGTTGGAAGCCTGGAGGGAATAATCTTTAATAACTGGAAGCAAATCGATTCAATACCTCTTGATGCTCAATATTTAGGAAATGGATTAGACTTTGGTTATTCCAATGATCCAACGGCAATTATTGATTTTTACGAATGGAATAATAAAATTATCTGGCACGAAAGGACTTACCAAAAAGGACTTTTAAACAATCAAATTGCTAATATCTTAAATCAAAATAATGTAATTACCATTGCGGAATCAGCCGAGCCAAAATCGATAGCAGAAATAAAATTACACGGAGTAAAAATTATACCAACTGAAAAAGGCCCAGATTCCATAAAGTTTGGGATTCAGTTAATACACGACAAAGATTTTCTAGTAACCTCACAAAGTCTAAATTTAATTAAGGAACTTAGGAGCTACACTTGGAGAACGGATAAAACTGGCAAATCTTTAAACGTGCCAATTGACGATTTTAACCACGCAATTGACGCTGCCAGATATTTTTACCTTTGGAAGTTTAAACCATCAATACCTTTTAAATTCTCAATATGACAAAAGAAACAATTGCGGCGCTTATCCTAATGTTTATCACTTACCTTTTACTCGTGTTTGTGACGTTGGATTTTAATCCGTTAACCTGGCATTGGATTGCTAGAGTTGTAATGGTTGTAATTTGGTTTTATGGACTTGCATTTTTAGAAAAAAATAAATAGGTATATTTGTTAAAACGAATATGCTATGCTATTAAAGGCTCTCCAGAATTATATCACGCCACAAGTCCAGCCAACGAAGACTTATCCCGATGTAAATCTACTCAACCAAATCCTATATGGTCAATTTACGGCCTCTACGCTTGTTGTTTGGTACGACTCTAACCAGCAAACTTTTATCGATAAAGGTTACAAGGGAAATGCCTTGGTTTACTCAATCATTCGGAAAATAGCAGAGAAAGGAAAGCAATGCCCTACCTACGTTTACAAGGAGAGCGAAGGAGCCAAGAAATACAGAGGAGGAAAGTACAACTCTAAAGAATTAAACAGATTGCAGAGCATAGCATTTCGTAAAAAGGAGCTGCAAGACGTTAATTACTCAGATCCAGTAAATCAGCTTATCAAAAATCCAAATCCAATGCAAACTTGGAGCGAGTTTCTGGATTCGATGCTAACGTGGTACAATACTAGCGGCGAGATATTCGTTTACGGATTTGCTCCACAAGATGGCTTAAACAAGGGCAAGATTAAGGAAATGTACGTTTTGCCGTCTAACTATGTGGAAATAGTAGCTGGCTCCTTATTCGAGCCAGTAAGAGGTTATAAATTAATCATTGGAGACCAGAACATAGAGATTCCAGCGGATCAAGTATTGCACATAAAAACTACCAATCTAACTTGGGATTTGAACGGTGCGCAGCTTCGTGGAATGCCTCCTCTCCTGGCTGGTTTAACAACTCTCCAGGCTAACAACGAGGCTACGTTTGCCAAGCAAAAGACTTTCCAGAACGGAGGAGCCAAAGGTATAATTTCACCTAACATCACTAATCCAGAGTTTTGGC